GAAAGGCTGCGCCCAAGAAAAAAGCAGTAAAAAAGGCCTGATCACTGGTATACTCCGGGCCGGCAGGGGCTTCCTCCAAGTTGTCCCTTGCTAGCTGGCCGGGGGAAACCCCGGTTGGCGACCCTTATTTGGGGCACAAATTGGGGCACAAAGTACGCCCGGCCTCTTCCAGCCCTTGCTATGTAAGGGTTTCCAGATCGAGTTCAACTCCCGCCGCCCCCACCATATTAGGGTCTACGGACGTCCGTCTGAGCAGCAGAACCCCCCTATTTACCTTTCGATTTAGCGTTTATAATGCAGAAAGCCACTACTAACTGTGGGGTTTTTGTATGAACCTGAGTGGAGAAGTAGAGTCCCTGGCGGATAGCCCGTGCAACGGGTGGTGTACCACAGCCATCTTCGGAGACGTTGTCTGTAAGGGCTGCGGTCGAACATCCAAAGAGGTAACTGACTGGCAGGACATGTCAGATGTCGAGCGCAAGCTGGTAGTTATTGACTTAGCCAAGCGCGATTTTGCGATACGGCACCTGTACGCCGTCACATATAAGCCAAGGAAGCTGGGGTGAAGGTTGTGCCCATAAAGAACGGAGAGGCGATAGCCGAGCTTGATCGCCTGAGAGAGGCCCTGCTGTCCGGTGAGGCGACGAAATTCTATGCCTTCACCAATGCCGCGGTCGCCGATAACTTTCAGGACGCGATCTTCTATGGTGGTGGCTGGGACGTTACCGAGATCATCGCAGCATTAGGCGCACTGCAGTCCATGGAGCTGGCAGCTGCACTCGATGAGCTGTTCGATCTACGCGATGAAGTCGAGGGGGATGACCCCGGTTTGGTAGATTAGCTAACTGCGATTACGGCGACAGTTCCTGCAGTTAGATTTTACCAAGTCGAAATGTAACTCCGACTATATGCAATTAAGTTCTAATTGAGTTGTGTTGCGGTCGCTTTGGACACTAACACTGGCAGTGTTGAGGTCGGCGGTTCGATCCCGCCTAGCTCCACCACCAATTTACTAGGCCGTTTGACCGTTTCACAAACCGACTTCGGTTTTTTAATTGCCTTTTGTTCTAAGCGGCTCTCAGATCCTCCCATCTGAGTATCGGAATTGCGCGGCGCCGAAAACCCGTTATTGACGTAGCTACGCATGTCGACCGCATTTAAATGTGTGTAACGCTCCAGCATCTTCATGCTGCTCCACCCGGCAAGTTTCTGCACCATCGGCAATGGGGTGCCCGACATGACATGCCGAGTCGCCCATGTGTGCCGGAAGTCATGAAACCTCACACGGCCCACCTCAGCGCGCTCACAGGCCCTTCTCCACGCTTTGGACGTGACACTAGACCTCTCGGACATAGGTTGCCCGTCGCGCTTTGTGAAGACGTACACGGGCTCCTGACCACGCTGCGTTTGTAGTGCTTTTTGCTCCGCCAGAATCACATTGGCCTCATCACACATCGGCACAAACAAACGCTTGCCTCCCTTCATTTTGGCAGCTGGAATATCAAGCATCCCGTCCACCACCTCAGACCATGTCAGCAGTTTGATGTTCGACACCCGCAGGCCAGTGGCCAACGCGAACCGAGCCATCGAGCTATAAAGCAGCGGTAAGCAAAACAGCAGGCGATGTATCTCATCCTCCTGTAATACCCGCGGCTCAATCGCGTCGTCGCTGGTTGAAAGGTTCTCGAAGTGAGGGACGTGATGCGCCTCGATCAAGCCACGCTTATCCTTTGCGTAGTTGAGCACGGCGATGAAGTAGCGCACCCGTGAGTTGATGGTCGCGCTCTTATACCCCTCTACCTGCAAGTCTTCGACGTAGTCCGTCACGTCAATAATCTTGAAGCTATCTATCTCCCGTTCACCCCAGCGATCAACTGCCTCCCTGATCGCCTTCTTTGCAGCGGGGCTCTTTGGCCTGCCCAGCCGCTTACTCGGCAAAGCTATGTACCGCTCTGCCACTTCGCGAAACGTATTCATGTTATTCCCCTTGTTCGAGGAAGCTGTCGCCGAATCGCCCATCCAATATACCCCACAACGGTGGCTGCTGGGATACTCGGAGCTGCTCGGCCAGATGTATAGCTTCGTCTTTGCTCATATATGACTCGCCTACCCGCCAGATCTCATGGCCATCTGTGCCGCCGTAGGCTTTCAGGGTGACTGTGGTGCTGGCGTCTTTGCGAACAGGGTGTACGGGTCGATAGTGCATGCGCAGCAGCGTTAGCCAGAGTCGCTCGGGATAATGAAGCGAGAGGTCTTTTTCCCACTTGCCGTGACCTGCAGCGACCGCGGCTCTGTGCTTCGCGGCGTCAGAGTTTTTTTCCGGGTCGGTCTCCTCGCCGGATTTTGACGCTCTTAGGCGCAACAAACTTGATAAGTCCATTGTATCGAGTCACCTGTTTATGTTCCTGCTCCTGTCCGCAACGCACGCAATACCGCTCCCAGGTCGAATACCTTTTGAGTCCGGTGTAGAAAATCAGCACGCTACCTACCTGCACTGGGTCTTGGTGGTGCTCTACCAGCATGATCTCCATCGATGATTGTTTGGCGGGCTCATCGATGCGTAACAAAATAAAACTGTTACTGACCTTGCTGTAACGAAGCCCCGTCACCATCACTCGAATATCGCAAGTCTCAAGTGATCGACCTTTCTCCATGTTCTTGCCGAGAAAGACCGACTGGCCATTACCGCGGGCCAGAATGACGGTGCCCATGTTTAAGTCGTCGGCTCCCATCCTTAACGCCTCACATGTTCAATTGCTCGGGCAGCGCTTTGACCCCCGGAGGGCAGGCTGGGTAACGCGGGCCGACACCACGTTAGGAGGGTGCCCGAGCCCGGTCAAAATGGAATGTCCGCCTCTTCTTCCGCCTGCTGAGGAGGCTGATCAGGTATCAAATCTGCGCTGTAAGAGGACTTCCTTTCTGCCTCTTCAAGAACACAGATCCTCTGCAAGAACGTCGAGACGCCGTACTGATCAAGGATGCGCTGCTCTAACTTGTCCCAAGGGTCGAACTGCACCCTCACCGTCGATCCGCGGGGGATATCCATATCTGTTGGCATGCCCGCTTTGTCAATTACATCTTCTTTCCTCAAAGGCTTGTAGCTTTTGAACGTGCGCTGCTTGACGGTGACGCCCTGATCATTGGTGTAGTCCTTGAGCTTGATGCCCAAGCCCTCCAGCTTCTTGATTTCCGCGTCATCTTTAATTGAGATCACGATGCTGTAGGTAGGCTTTTCTGGGTTGAATTTTGTGTCAGGCGTTATCAGGTTATTGAAAACAAGCTCGCCTTCCACCACGGGGTTATCGCTCATGACTCCTCCTGTTTGACAGTCACTTGACGGGTGTTCGTTTTGCGTCGGTATTGATCGATTTCGTAGCCTTTAGACTCCAAGGCAACAATTCCACCTAGTGCGTCGAAAGCTTTCTCGTAGTCGATCGGTGGGGTTTTATGTGTCACCTGAACCTTTGTGCTGCCGTCAGTGACAGACCTTTGATAGGCATCGGCCACCGCGTTCTTCGCCACCTTGATAACGCCATCGAGCGTTTTCAAAGTAGCTAGGTCTGCAGCAATCTTGGTTTCGATCTCGCGCTTTTGCGTCAGCGCAGCAGTGAGCTCAGAGAGGGCATCATGCTTAACTACCTCGTAGATCTCTTTGCCGGCGTCGTCATCTAGGTGCTTGGCGCGCCGCTCGGCGTTGTCGAACTCCGCATGGACGTGTTTATGCCACTCCCAATAAAGATCGATCCGTTGCACGGTGCCTTTGCGCGGGTGTGGTAGAAGAGATCCAGATAAGGGCTGAGTCAGCCACTTCTCTTCTCGCTCTACTCGCACCAGTTTGTGCGCGCTCGGTTCAGCTCCCGGGGTTGCGCACTGAAAGCAAAGAAAATCTACCCAGTCGAGATCCCACACCTCCATCATCAGCTGCACCTGACGCAGGTAGTGCTTTTTGTCGTCGTCCCAGACGCTATAGATTTTTGCCCCCGGCATCGGGCACTTGATTTCAAGTCCGCCGTCTAGGGGAATCAGTCCGTCAGGTGATTGAGTCAGCCAGTCGTATTTCTGATGCACGCCTACGCCGGCCTCGTGAACCTCCACTCCGTGCTCGCGCTCGTACCACTCTCGAGCCCAAGGCTCCATGAGGTTGCCGTGCTTTACCGCCTTGATGAAGCTTAGGTCTCTGAATTGCCCTGACAGAGCGCGCACTGAGTCGCGCAGCCAAGCATCTGACTTCATATAGGGGTTCACATTCTCGATGACACCTACAGCGGTGCCGCTGATGGGATGCTGTGCTTTGTATTCAAGCCACTCTTGACCTGTCTGCGCGAGCCTCCCCGGGTGTGTTTTTAACTGCGCCATAGCATGCCCCTCCAAAGCGCGTCATCAGTTTCCAAGTGGAGAAATGCCATGTGGAAAAAATCCTGCATGCCCGGAATGGCGACAGAGGGAAGGGCGTGTTGCCCAGTCCAGTGTGTAATTCTTCCCTCTAAATTAGTGCGAGACCAAGCCGTTAGGATCCGCTGTCTATTTTCCAAAAAATACTGCGTGTCTGTTGACCGCTTGCCTTTCCGACCAGTCAAAAGCATGACTACCCGACTCATGCGACCCATGCGCCGCCTGTGTTTTTCTTTTTCTTTCATGTTTTCTTCCTTCCTTTTTTTGTGGGCTTAGCCCACCCCTTGTTTTGAAGCAGCTCTTCGAACAGCTGAGCCACCTCATCCTTCCCTTCGCCGCCTGTTTGCTCTATGAACCCGAGCATCTTTTTGTAACGCTCGGTGGCGTCCTCGAGCGATTGTTCAGAACCGACGCTGCGGTCGAACAACTGACGCATTGTTTCTTTTGGTTCTTCGTCCATCTTTTTTGGATGCTGCGCGGTTTTTTGATCGTCACTCGGTTGTGACTCTCGTGCCGCAACGGGCTTGGCCCACAGGCTGAAACCTAAGCCAAAGCCTTCTGCTGCGCAGCGGACTCGCGCACGCATTTTCGCGTTGTGTATCTGGCTCGCATTTGGATTCACGGCAGACACATACTCGTCGCTGGTTTCACTGGCGGCTGTGGTTACGACTTGCGAGACAGTGGTCTCATGGCCGCAGATAGACATGGTGCAGCGCACTTCACCAGTGCCGTCTGGATATTGGAAAAAATCAGATCCTTCAGGAGTGCTCTCAAATCGCCAGCTGTATTCGCTCGCGTAGGTCTGCATCAGAATTTCGTGGGCTGCATGCCACGGTAGATAAGTTGTGTTTGCTTGCTCGTTGGATTGAATGTGCTGGGAAATGTCTAGGGTGCTTAAATGCGCCCAAATCTCACCTCTCGATCTACTCACTTATCACCCCTTATACGGTGCTACGGCGCACCGCATAACCATTGCTAACTCAGGGTAATTTACCAGTTAGCTAAGAGATGTCAATTTTTTATCGATGATATAGAAGGAATATGTATAGTTTGGCGACGGTTTCAGTCTGGCTGCTGGAAAAACCGCGCCATGGTGGCGAGAGTATCCTCAGCTTCCTTGGGATTTTTATAGACGTTGCCCATAAGCAAAGTGCGCTGCTCATTGGTGAGGGTCAGCTCATGATCCTCTGCAAACACATCCACCTTTCTGCCTGCACGCACCAGCTTTTCAATATCCAGGGACATGCGCGGGCGAGACTCCCCGTTAACCCACCAGTAGATGTCGACGTCGTATTCATCACAGAACTTAATCAGATTGACCGGATCTCTAGGTAAAGAGCCCTTCATCCACGCAGCGATTGTAGCTTCAGATACGCCTACCTGCTTGGCAAGTCGCGTCTGAGCTCCGTGCAGAGGGATCTGGTGGCGCTCCAGCACCTGAAGAAAGCGCTCGGCCCTTTTCTTCTTTTCATGAGCCTCGTCGATAGGTCTTGGGCCATTAGGGGCATACGCAGCCGACACTGATTTCTCCGAAATTTTAGGATTGAAATGTTTCGGAAAGATAGATCAAAAATAAAATGATGTCTACTTATTAATTCACTTTAGGTGACAGTTTCCATTTGTATTTATGGAGGCGCCAAGTTATCTTTATCTCAGTTAACTGAGACTTTTTAATTTGCACTTCGTTTTTGGGGGCGTTGATGCACTGGCTGAAGCTGTACACTGAGATAGTAAATGATCCGAAAATTCAATTACTTGCGCCATCTGATAGGTGGCACTACATCGTGCTTCTGTGCGCGAAGGCCGATGGCCTGTTCGATTACGAACCCCAGTTTAAGGCTCAGCTCCTTGAGGTTCAGCTAAGGCTGACCTCCGAAGAAATGACTGCACTCTACGACCGGCTGCGCGGCGCGCTGCTGATCAACGAGGACTGGTCGCCAGCCGGGTGGGATAAGAGGCAGGTAGTTAATGACCCCACAGGCAAGCTCAGAAAGAGAGCTCAGCGCGAGCGAGATAAGAACAAAGAAACAGATATAGATATAGATATAGAGAGTCACGTGACTGTCACAGGACAAAAGCGTGACAAGTGTGACATCGAAGACTTTGAAGAGGCTTGGGCCAAGTGGCCAAGGAAGGTAGGGAAGGCTGCAGCAAGGAAGGCCTACCTAAAACTCTGCAAAGAAATCCACCCCTTAATTCTGGCCGACATCAACCGCAGAACCAAAAACAAAGAGTGGCCAGAGGACAAGCAATACATTCCGCACTTTTCGACCCACCTAAACCGGGAAGGATGGGAAGACGAGCCTGATTCACCAGTCCAGACAACAGGGGAGAACTATGTCTGATTTATCACACCCAATACTCAGAGAGATGGAGCGCGAGCAGTCTGCTCAGCGAGAACTAAAAGCGAACGCCACTCGGCGCAACGAATTTATCGGCAGGGTCGAGGACATGTCTAGCTACAGCCGTCATGAAGACGTTACGCAGCTGGATTATCCAGACCCTGAAGATATTTATTTTCCGTCTGATTTTAAGGAGGCGGTGCTGCACCTGAATGAGCATGGCGTAAACGAGCATGCGTTCCTTCCATTCTGGGATGTGTTTGGTGACAAGTTTGCGCTGCGCCCCCGAGAGCTGAGCATCTTTTTTGGTTCCCGCGGGTCATACAAATCAACGGTGATCAACTATCTGGTGGCAACGCTAATCATGCAGCGCCAAAAGGTCGGTTACCTGAGCTACGAAATGGACACGCCCTACCTGCTGAGCCTGCTTGCGCAGCAGATGGGTAACTCATCAACGGTAACTCCGGGCTATGTCAGCGCGTGCATTGATTTTGCGCAGCCATATCTGCACCTGATTAACGAGATGGTTGACACCCCGGCCAAGGCGCTCGGCAAGATCGAATTCATGCTGCAGTCCGGCTGCAAGCTTGTTGTCCTTGACTGTCTGCAGCGCATCCACATGCCGCAGAACGACATCAATCTAGAGCGCGAGTTTGTGGTGCATCTCACAACCATGGCTCGCGAGCACAACGCGCACATAATCATCGTTCACCACAGTCGTAAAGGATCTGCCGCGCAAGGCGACAACCCCAAGCCCGTTATCGACGATCTCAAGGGGTCAGGGGGGTTGGCTGATAACGCTCAAAACGTGATCGCGGTGCATAGCAACAAGCAAAAAAAGGATGAGCTGTTCTGGATCGACCTTCGCGAGCGCAACCAAATGCCTCAGGCCTCTGATGCGGATCGCAAGGCGGAGCTGCAAGAGGAGCCGGATGTCCTGCTGATGGTCAAGAAGCAAAGACTGTCTGGCTTTGAGGGCAATATCGGCCTCTTTAGAACCGACGCTCGGGCATTCCATACCAAGGGCGGCAGGGTTGAGACGTACACGCCGGGGGACTGATGTTCGACGATCAAGAGAATCACGCGCACAACATCCGTCAAGCCGGCCAGCGGCAGAAAGAGGCTGAGGAAAATCTGGCTCGCGCTCAGGCCATGGAGAAGATGACTTTCGCCAAGGCACAGATGGAGGGTGAGGCCCAGGGGGCCAAAAGTCTCGCGGCACAGACACGTCACGCCGATTTGCAGGGAGAAGTATTCAACGCCCGGCTCAATGTGGGCGTGGCAAAGGGCGAGGTGGCCGCAGCGAAAGCTGAGTACCGCGCCTGCGAAATGGAGTTCGACACATGGCGGACACAACAAGCAACTCATCGATTGGAGCGAAACCTGTATGCAAAAACCTAGAGCGCGCTTTCAGCTGCGGCTGAACATGGAAGCGATGGATCGCCTGAAAAATTTGGCGAAAAGGAGGAAGACAACCATCACCGCCATGCTCGTTGAGGCAGTGAACGACTTGCTTGTGCAGCACGGGCTCAAGCCTATTGCTAAGGCGCCCCCTGTCGGACGCCCGAAACAAAAGTGAAGGGCCGCACCCCCACTCAGGAGGAGAAGAAGTGGATGGACGACGTCCGCGAGCTTGGCTGCATTGTCTGCCGCAAGTATCGCGACGTGCTCGTGCCGGCTGAAATCCATCACGTCGAGGGAAAGACCAAACCCGGAAGTCACTTCCATGTCTTGCCCTTGTGTTTCTGGCACCACCGGGAGGGGAGCTCGTCGGATCTGTACGTGTCTCGCCATCCCTACAAGTCTCAGTTTGAGGCTGCATACGGAACAGAGAAGGAGCTGCTAATGGAAATCAATGAGCTGGTCTCACAGTTGAGGGTGAAGCAATGACTCATGATCCGCAGGATAAAGCGTACTGGGTGCGCCGCGGTCGAGAGCTGGAGCAGCTGTTCCACTCGACGGTTCACATTGAGGGCTGCGGGGTGTCGTTCCCGACAGCCAAAATCGATGACCCCTACGGGCATGACTTTCTGCTGACACGACCAATGGATCTCAAGGTTCAGGCAGAGCCTTTTTATACGGCAGAGGAGCGCTTCGGGATACCGCCTCGTTACGCCATCTCGATCAACCTAAAAGACCTTCAACGCTACACAACGATGTACCCAAACATTGTTTTCGTGGTGGTCGTTTTATTTGAGGGGGAGATGGAGATCAGGCAGATGACGCTGCAGCGGGCCCGGGAGTTGGTGGCAAACAAATCGGCGAAAAGACATGAATACAAGAATCGCAAAGGCGATCAGTCGGGGAACGCAAAGGTCAGCTACATCTTCGATCTTAGAGATCTCGATGAGATTAGCTACACAGTTACGGACGAAGGAAAGTGGGGAGAGGTACATGCGAGAACACAAACCGCTGCAAGCACTGGCTGATCACATCGATAAGACGCACGGCGATTACTACGGAGGTGACAAACAGCAGCCGCTGGACTGGGCGATCGCTCAGGGAATTGTCGAGGAGTACTGCCGATGCAACATCCACAAGTACAACCACCGCATCAATGCCAAGCATGCCGACGCTGAGGGCCAGTACCTCGACGCCCTGAAGTGCGCGCATTACGCGGTGCTTTTGGTGGGGGAGAAGTTAAAAAAATTGGAGGCGGTAAAGAGTGAGAACCAAAACGGCGAAAGCGCCTGAGAACTTGGAGCGCTTTCTCAAGATGAACATAAACACCTTCACGATAAAGGATGTGATGAAGGCGCTTGATCTTCCAATGCAGCGAGCACACGCAACGATCTTGCATGGCATGAAGGAAGAAAAAATCAGGCTGGCAAGGGCCCAGGGAGAGGCAAACCGGCCACCCATCGAGGCAAGCCTTTATCAGCTGAGCAGTTTATCGCGGCAGTGGATAACCAAACCGTGGAGAGTTACGGATGACGATCAACTCACGAGCTAAAGGGCACGCCTTCGAGCGTGAGATTGTGAAGCAGCTGCGGGACGAGCTGGGACAGATCGTGGACGAGCCGATCAAAAGAATCCTTGACCAGTACCGAGAGGTTGAGCTGCCAGACATCGTGGTGCCGCCGTTCGCTATCGAATGCAAGCGCTACGCCAAGGGCAACACCTATCGCCCGGAGTGGTGGACGCAGGTCACGCTCGCATCTGAGAAGGCTGGCCTGACCCCGGCGCTCGTGTACCGATATGACCGGCAGCAAATACAGTGCGTGATCCCTCTGTACGCTATCAACCCAGAGTACCCCCGCACGAATGAGTGCCAAGCCATCGTGGATTGGTGCGACTTCGTGATGATCATGAGAGAAAACATCGTTGCATCCGCGTGATCTGCGCATCGCGTGCGACCGGGCAGCAGACCTAATTAACTACCCCGAAGTCAGGGCCTCTTTGGAGCGAGATCTTGAGCCGCAGTTCATCGATCTGGCGGTCAAGTTGTGCATCATGATGGTCAGTTCACGCATCTGCGAACTGTCAAGTCTAGCCGAGCGCAGAGCCGCGATTGATACTTGGCCTGAAGAAGACGGCGCCCTGCAAGGCATTCGAGTCGAGCTGCGGTTCGGGGTGCAAAGACTGTGGGAGCGCCGTCCACCACCCCCCACGTTGAGGCCAACATATGAGCACACCCGCACAGGCGCTGGAGCGCCGGGACAACGTCGTCTTTCTGCACAGGGAAACATGGAATTATTTTGACGAAAAAGCCCCCGAGATCGAGGGCTGGTATGTTGTCAGCGGGACGTCGAAGGATGGCCCTTGGATGGGTGTCTTCGAGCTAGTGCAGGGGAGGCTGTCCGGGGAGGTGGAAATGCAAGACCCTTACCCGATCAGCTATCTCAGGCTACCCGACCCACCATTAGTTTGAGCAGCCGAAGCATGGGCCCCGGCATCGCTCGGTAGTTGCTGGTTTCAGGATCGCGCAGCCAGTTGCGAACTGTCTCGGGCGAGACCTCAAGGATCTTTGCCAGATCCTTTCGAGACAGGCGGCTCTCCTCTGCGATTGCGCGCAGCTCCTCGTTAGTGGTCATTGCGGCGCCCCTCCAAGTAGGCCTGCGCTGCGTCATAGTCCATGCTGTCGACCTCGATCCCGTTGTAGCTCACGTTGAAGTCCGGGTCGCACAGCGTGCGCCCGTCTTCCTTCCAGCAATTGAGAGTTGACTTGCTCATGTCGAGCAGCGGATCGTTGGTATCAACGACTATTGTCAGCCAAAGCTTCATGGGCTTTCTCCATCTGTGCTGCGTCCCGGGCGTCGATCTCCCCCACAACGGAGAAGATCAGCACCAGAAATACACAGGCGATTAGTGCGGCGAAGTGCTCGGGGATGTCGCTCATGCGTCCACCCCCAGCTGCTCACGAAAGTGCCAGTCGTCCGCCTCGTTGAGGTACACGGTGTTGGCCACATCGAACGAGCGAATGCCCAGCTTCGATTTTTCAAATTTGGCGGAAAAGGGTCGGAACCAAACCACCCCATAGCTGCCCGTCTCTGTACACGTCACAAGGAACAGGGCCCGCTGCTTACTGAGGGATACCTTCACGTTCATGACGGTGAGCCCCTGCCTGTTCGCTAGAGCGGTGCCCTCCTGCACGATCATCTGGTTCTGGGATACTGGCTCGACGGCTGCAATGTTCATGACGTCACCTCCTTTTCGCCGTTCTCGATGACTGCAGAGCTAACCTCTATCCAGCCATAATCGTTTCCGGTTTCTCCGTTCGGGGAGTACCAGATCTCTATCTGGTGATCTTCGTTGGCGCATTGGATTACCAAGCACCCCCCAACATCCGGTTGCCAGCCATGCGTCAGTTGAGAGACCTTAAATCTCTGGGACAGCCAGACTGGTTTGTCCTCAATATTCATGACCTCACCTCCCGGCGCTTGTGCTCGATGAACTGGGCAACGGTCAGGTCTGATCGCTCCGCGTCCATCCAGAATGAATTGATCTGATCTAGTGACCAGCTGCTGAAGTCACCGATCCCCAGTGAGTCGAGGATCAGTGAGCAGTAGGGCTCGCCTGCGGAGCCCGCGGTGGCAGACCGCACAAGGCGGTCGAGGTTGAGTTGTGGCTCGCGCTTCATCACTTCACCTCCGCACCAATCGGCTCCAGACCCAGCAGCACCGGGTCGCTGTCCACGTACCAGCCTTCCTTCCATCCCCGCTCTGCCTCTCTGCGCGCTTCCTTCTCCGACGCAGCCTCGACCTCGACGACGTGCTCGGTTCGCTCCCATAGGGTCACTCGGTATGTCTGGCTCATTGCATGTTCTCCCGGGCTATGGCTGCGGTTTCGATGACGTCCATCCCGGGCACCGGGTCGTAGTCGGTAGAGCGCAGCACGGCTGCGATGCTGACTGACCACATGTCATCGTCCTGAGTCAGCTGTTCGTATCGCTCCTGCGCGTCGGTCAGCAGCTCGTGCGTTTCGTATCGGTCAGCGCTGAGCTCTGCGTTGTGCCAAGTCACTAAAAACATAATTCGATCTCCAAGTTGTTTCGGTGGGTTAGTAGCCCAGCCAGACGAGGATCTCGTCCGACTGGTAGGTTTCGCGAACGCCGTACTCGCGGAAGAAGTCAGCGAAGCCGGCGTCATTGACGCCGTGCTTGCGCATCTCGTGAACCATCTCTGCGTAGGTCACCTCGTGACCGTCCATCGCCTCGTCGTAGGTCATGCCGCCAGCCCCTGCTTAGCAAGGTCAGCGAGAATCCCGAAGGCGTAGAGCTCGCCACCTTCTTCGGGGCCCGTAGTCATCCCGGGGTTGAAGATCAGCGCCAAGGATGAGAGAGCGCGGTATTCGAGGGAGCGCTGCCCCCCATGCCATTCGGTGAAGTGCCAGAAGGCACCGACAACCAGCTCAGCCAAGGTGAACTCGGTGTGCTCGCCGATCCACCAAACATCTGCTGTCTCGTGCTCTCGCAGCTGGTCGGCCATCAGGGTGATCAGTTTGGTGGCGCGCTCGTAGTCACGCTCGGCAAATATCGCGCTCTGGATCTTTTTGTAGAGCTCCCCAAATGCCTGTTCTCGATTGGCGCTCATGCCGCAGCCCTCCTGTCGCAGCTGGCACGCATGCGGTCGCAGCGCACCCGGTAGTCGGTGATGGCGCCCTGCTCGTCCCTGATGAAGTAGTGGCCGAAGCAGAACTCATCGTTGGGCACGTAGAACTCATGCGTGCCCCACTCGGTGCCGTACTCTCCGCGGTCGCGAGACCAGAGCACGACGGCTTCGGTTTTGTCCCGGCTAAGCTCGATGTTCTCGAACTGCCAGCCCTTACGAGCCAGCAGCGATTTGATGTGGTCGATAGCCTGAGTGCTCATGCCGCCACCTCCTGCTCGATGCAGCCGCGGACGACGCACTGCGAGTGCTCCCATTGGACGGGGTAGGCGTGGGTGAACAGATACCCGGTATCGAGGTGCTGGCACACCATCCGCTCGGGGTCATGGTCAAGGCACCCCCACTTCTGGATCAGCTGGTAGGCAGCGAAGTAGTGGTTGGCGACGGTGTCGAGCTCGTACTTGTAGGGCACTGTCAGCTGCCGCTGCATGTCACTGTCGGCGCGACCGTCAATCTTTGCGACGATGCGGGCACCGTTGGTGTCAGTGGGGCCCTCGAAGCGGGTGCGAATTTTAAAGAATGAGTTCATGTCAAAATCTCCAAGTTGTTACGGGTGGTTTCCCGTGACGCCCCGGGGGGCGTTTCGACCAGTAACCAGCTGGCAGCTCTTCGGACGGGGGATCACTTCGCGGCTCGGCGCCGGCTCTCGGTGGCGATTGCCATCAGCTGATCGTGGGCGCGATCCCAGAGCTCGCGCTCGGCGTCGGTGGCTTCCATCAGCCGATGGGTGAAGCCCTCGTTCCAGCAGGACAGGTTGCCCCAGCGCGCAGCGTGAGCAGCGAACTTGAACGCCTTGTAAACGAAGTACTCGGGCCCACCCTTGGGGTCGGTCTTGCGCAGGCTCCAGAGGGGCCCCTTCGGGCCCGCGTTGCGCTTGCGGCAGCACTTGGCCAGTGCGTCCACGATGTCGGCGTCAACGTCGAATTTGTGCAGCTGCATGCTGGCGTTGATCCAGTCGGCAGCGGTGGCGAATCTTTGGTTTCCGAATGTGCTCATGATGTTGTCTCCAAGTTGTGAAAAAATTTGGGCGGGAAAAGTGTGAATCCCGCCCATCCGATCAGGCAGCAAGTGCCAGGCACTCAGAGGGGGCCGAGACCCCCATGGCTGCGAGTAGGGCCCGGGCGAGATACAGGGGCTGCCGATAGTCCACCGACTGTCCGAGAATCTCGTGTGCGGTGGTCTTGCTCAGGCCCTCGATCATGCGCTCAGGGATCGACTTCACCCGGGCGTGCTCTACGGGTGTGAACAGCCGCTCAAGGCCCTCAGCGTTCACCACGAAGGGCTCAGTGCTGCGCTTCTTCGAGTAGAACCGACCGATAGTCCCGCAGCTGTCCTCGAAGCCGGTGATCAGCTGCCGGCGGAATCCCTTGCCCGCTGCGATGTCGCGCTGCTCCTTCTGCTTGAGGTACTCGTTCTCGCACCACTCCTCGTCGGGGTTTGCTTCGAGGATCGATGAGATGGCCGGGCGGTTCTGCACCACCTCGGGCAGCTCCAGAGACTCGGGTGCGATGCCCTCGGAGATGGCGACCATCCAGTACCGGCTGCGCTTTTCGATGGTGCCGGTGTGGCGCTGGTCGAGTACCTGCTCGAATACGCGGTATCCGGTGCGCTCCAGCTCGGCCACCAGCAGCTGGTAAATCGGGGAGCCCTGAGCCTCGACGCCGTTCTCGGAAATGATGACCGCCGGGTTGCTGGCCTTGATCGCGTTGATCACGCCGAAGAGCGCGGTGCCTGAGTGCTGCTCGCTGGTCTGCTTGTGCTTGGCCTTGCCGGCGGTGGAGAAGCCTGCGCAGGGCATGCTGAAGCTCAGCACGTCAACCTCGGTGAACAGCTGCGGCTCGATCTCCTCGGCCATGCCCACGAGGAACGCGGTGTCATCGTCGATGGCCAAGCAGTTCTGGCCGGCTGCTTCGATGTACTTTGTCTCGCACTCGCAGACCCATGCCATCTTGCTGCTGAGCCCGGAGTCGGTAATGGCCTCGGCGATTGCCTCGGTGGAGACGCCGCCACCCGTGAACATCGATGCCTTGAGCAGGGTGCCCCCGGCGCTGCGCTGCTGGAACCGCTGCTCGCGGTCGGACTGTGACTGAGCCTCGTGATGCAGCTCGATGGCGATGTGCCCGGGGGTGAAGGTGACGCGCAGCCGCTCGCCAGCCTCGAACACGCTGTCCACCATCTTCGACGTGAGGTCGATGATCGGACGGGGCGATCCGTTGCGGGTGGATTTGGTGACGCGCTTGGCGCCCTCTGGATCGACCGACAGATCGATGCGCTTTGCCACCCCGTCATACAGGGTGGTGTAGGCGGTGTCGGGAGAGAATCCGGCCAGAGATAGCTTCTGGCCTTCGATCCAAATGCGCAGCCCTCGCTTGGTCTGCTTGCACGCGGTGTAGGTGGTTTGGTTCGGCATGGCTCAGATCTCCGTAAGCATGTTGACGCGGGTGAAAAGGCCCCGGACGGTTTCCTTCAGGATGAAGGCGACCGGGAAGTCGAAGTCTCGACCGTTTCTCCAAGTGCAGCGGATGTATGCGTACATGCTCACGCCTCCCGCACCAGCTGCTTGGCTGCGTTCAGCAGCTCGATCTGCTCGGGGTTCAGAAAGCAGACTGCGAAGGGGTGCTTGTTCTCGTACCGGACAATGCGGCGCGCTGCCACCAGATTGGGTGCGAGGGCGTATGCGTTCAGAAGCTTTTCCATGTTGTGATCTCCAAGTTGTAGATTTGATTTATGGGGTGTGGGTCAGTGACCCCATGGTGTGCATTATAACTCACAGGTAAAATCGCATTTCAAGGGGTTTTCTCAAATAAATTTGATTAGATCTCAGGAAGCTTGGATTTATGCGGGATTCAGCAATGGAAATTGACCTACAGGATCGGCTGCTGCGGATCGAAACTAAGCTTGATTCGCTCACCGAGAAGCTATCTGAGCTCGGCAGGATCGATGAGAGAACCGACTCAGCGCATGCCCGCCTGACCCGTCATGAGACCCGGCTGGATTGGATCGAGAGAGAGCATCGAGAGCTCGTCGAGCAGGT